CTCTCGACAAGATGCCCTTCAGTCTCCGTGTCCAGTGGACCCAAGAGAACATTGAGATGATCAAGTCCGTAGCAAAGGACCCTATCGCCTCTATGGACGTCTGGAAGATGGCAGACTCCCCGTTCTGCTTCCTCGCTGCTTGCGTGGCCTTGGCGGGCTATCTGAAGGATCCTACGGGCTATCGTTGCCACCTGCCTATCGCTATCGATGGTAGCTGCTCGGGTATCCAACACTTCTCGGCAATCATGCGGGATGCTGATGGTGGTGCTCTGGTCAACCTTATGCCCTCGGAACTCCCGCAGGATGTCTATGCGGCTGTCGCTGCTATCTCTGGTCCTCTGGTCGAAGCTGACCTGAATCACGAGGACGAGAAGATCCGAGGCTTTGCGCAACTGTGGCACTCCTACGGCATCGACCGTAAGGTGACCAAGCGTAACGTGATGACCTACGGGTACGGTTCGGAAGTCTCTGGCTTCGCTGACCAGTTATACGAAGACATCATGGCTATCGATGATGAAAGCCGGGCACACTTTGGGGTCACCAAGGACAACTGGCTCGAGATGATGGAGGTAGCTCGCTATCTGGCGAACCACAACATGACTGGCATCAAGCAGACCGTTAAGGGTGCCCCGCTTGTCATGGAACTCCTGAAGGCAATCGCTGGTGTTCTGGCGAAAGCTAACCTTCCGGTTCGCTGGACTACGCCTATGGGTTTCCCGGTGCTCAACGCTTACTACAAGCCGACCTTCCAACAGATCAAGACCCTGCTGTGGAACAAGGCCTTGAATGCGCCTACGGCCTACAAGCCCAAGGTACAGACTGGGTTCTCCAAGGAGTTGAACGCCCACAAGCAACGTACCTCTATCAGCCCGAACTTCATCCACTCCTTCGATGCAGCACACCTTCAACTGGTCGTGCAGAACTCGAAGGCCGAAGGGATCCATAGCTTCTTATTGATCCATGACTCGTTTGCAGCCCTGCCGAACCAGATGGACTCGTTCTCGATGATCGTGCGTAAAAGCTTGGTCGACATGTACGAAGGACGTGACCCCCTGGAAGACATCCTGCTGACGGCCCGTGCTGACCTTATCGTCACCGGCGAGGCCACCCAGGATGAAGAGGGAGCGAAGAAGATCGCCAAGCTCATCAAGGAGTTAGACAAGCTTATGGTTCCCCCGCGTGGCACCTTGGACCTCAACAGCATCCTCGAGTCCCAATACGCTTTCGCTTAATTCTTGCACAACACACTGCAGCACAACATAGGCCCTACGGGGCCTTCTGCATTTCTGGAGCAACACAAGGACCCCGTATGGATTTCGATTCGCTCGATGAGCAGTACGACGAGGGCTACATGCCACTCGATGAAGCAGTAACCCTCATGGCCCATGGATACGACATGAACGCGTATGAAGGCCATTCCCCCCTGTTTGACCCTTACTTTGAAGACTGAGACACATGGCATTTTTCACAACACCCAAAGGCCCCTCGGGCTACAGCAACCTGTTCACTGCGGACACCAAGTTCGATCCTGAAGGCAAGTACAAGACCAGCATCACGCTGTCTGAAGAGGCCGCAAAGCCCCTGCTCGACCAGATCGAGGAAGAGCGCCTGGAACTCGGCAAGAAGGCCAAGACTTCCAAGGGAAGCCCCTACAAGGTCAACGAGGATGGCTCGTACACCTTTACGTTCAAGTCGAAGAAGCAACCGAAGGTCATGGATTCCAAGGGCAACCTGATCCGCGAAGAGATTCGTATCGGCGGTGGCTCGACCATTCAGGTCCGTGGTTCCTTTGGTACCTATGAAGGATTCGGTGGTGGAGTCTGCGCATACCTGAACGAAGTCCGTCTGGTCAAGCTGGTCGAGTCGAGCGCTGACTGGGGCACGGATGACGAAGACGATGATGGCTACGTTGCGGAACCGTCGAGTAACCGTAAGGCTCCCAAGGCCGAAGAGCGAGACGAGGAAGAGGAAGCTGACGAAGACGTGAACTTCTGATGAAGCGCTCATGGGTCACTAAGAAGAACCATGGGCTTAAGGTGAAGCAAAAGCTGCGTAGTGGTCTTGAAGAGAAGATCGCTGCGCAGTTGGATGAAGCGGGTATGGCATACGAGTATGAAACTCAGAAACTTGAGTACGTAATCCCGCACTCCTACAAACCTGATTTCATTTTAAGCAATGGGATCATTGTGGAGGGAAAAGGACTTTTCGATTCTGCAGACCGCACCAAGCATCTGGCAGTGAAAGCCGCCCATCCCGAGAAGGACATCCGCTTCGTATTCTCCCGTAGTTCAAGCCCCTTATACAAGGGATCAAAGTCTACCTATGCCTCATGGTGTGAACGCCACGGATTCCTTTATTCCGACAAGGTTGTTCCTGAGGCTTGGTTAAAAGAGAGAAAGACATGACACAGACTCAAGTTCTGCTTAAGCACCTCCGCAAGGCAGGCAGTATCACCCAACGGGAAGCGATTATGGATCACTCGATTCAGTCCCTTACTCGACGCGTTACGGACCTTCGCCTCGCTGGCTACAACATCACTGGTGATTGGAAAGAACACCCGGTAACTGGTCAGCGTTACATGCGTTACACCTTGGGTACCCCGGAGATCCTCTGATGATCGTCAAGGTCAAGCACACGAAGAACGGCAACGTGAAGATCACGATGAGCCTCGAGCAGGCCCAGTACCTACGAAGTGGTCTCCTTAAGGCTGCTTATGGCACTGGCTTCCCCCCTGTCTGTCCGATGGCTCAAGAGGTCTTCCTGCATATCGATGATCAGCTTGAGGCGGCTGGCATCAACTTCTGAACACACAAGAGAGAGAAAACATGAAAGTAGCTGACATTGAGGTCAAGCTTTTGGATTCCATGGGCACGGACCTTAGTGTCGCTAACGTGGCACGGGTTTCCTTCGACAAGCAACACGATGAGTTGACCGATGGTGACGTGAAGCTCATCAACTACCTTGCTACCCATGACCACTGGTCACCTTTCGCCCACTGCTTTGCATCCTTCCGGATCAAGGCACCGCTGTTCGTAGCTCGGCAACTCGTTAAACATCAGGTTGGCCTTAGTTGGAATGAGGTGAGCCGTAGGTACGTGGATAGTGAGCCTGAGTTCTATATGCCCAAGGAACTCCGAGGACGCGCTGAGAACGTCAAGCAAGGCTCAGGCGGCGCTCTAGATCCCAAGCACAACGCCAGTTTCATTTGCTGGATCGAAGGGACCACGAGTAACGCACTGGAGACCTGTGAAGAACTTCTGGCCCGTGGTGTAGCCCCCGAGATGGCCCGTATGGTCCTCCCGCTGAACACGATGACCGAATGGATCTGGTCAGGTTCCCTCATGGCCTTCGCTCGTGTCTGTCGTCAACGTCTCGATCCCCACGCTCAGTACGAGTGCCGTCTGGTTGCTGAACAACTGGATGAACGGCTTCGTTGGGCTTTCCCTGAATCAATGGCTGCACTTCTGGATAACTGATATGCGCAAAGCAAAACTGCTGGTCGACTTCAGTGAGGTCGATGGTCCCGCGTGGTCCCTTGGGGCAACCGTGGAAGTCCTCGGGTACATCGAGGGACTCCTTGGGACCTTCTACGAAGTAGAGGGTTCCGATGGGATCCGTGGCTACGTGTATCCCCGTGAAATCGAAATGATCGAGATGGATTGAGATGGAACGCGAAGAGTCCTCACTGATTCGCAAGGGACCGTGCGACGAGTGCGGATCTAGCGATGCAAATGCCCTGTACTCAGATGGCCATACGACCTGTTACTCGTGCGGTCACTATGAACGCGGGGATGGAACTGTACCTACAAGAGGAAGAAAGAAAGTGGCTGCAAATCTGGACGAGTACTCCAATGCCGAAGTTCAAGGCATCCCTCCGCGTCTGATCAGTGAGGAAACCTGCCGCCAATTCGGTGTTCGTATCGGCCAGTACGCAGGTAAGAAGGTCCACATGTACCCGTACATCAAAGACGGCGAAGTGGTGGCCTGTAAGGTCCGTGATGCCAACAAGGAATTCTCCTTCATTGGTGACGCGGCGAAGCCCCCTATGTTCGGTCAGAACCTGTGGGACAAGGGTAAGAAGATCGTCGTCACCGAAGGCGAGATCGACTGCTTGACCGTATCACAGCTACAGGGTGGCAAGTGGCCAGTGGTGTCCGTTCCTAACGGTGCCAAGAGTGCCAAGAAGGACATGGCGAGGCAGATGGAGTTCTTCGAGAAGTTCGAAGAGATCGTCATCATGTTCGACATGGACGGACCCGGGCGGGAAGCAGCGAAAGCGGTGGCAGAACTGTTCCCCCCGGGCAAGGCTAAGATCGCCTCCCTTCCCCTGAAGGACCCCAATGAGTGCCTTAAGGCCAACAAGGGCCAAGAGGTCATCCAGGCCATATGGAACGCGAAGGCGTATAGGCCCGATGGGATCGTAGGTATCTCTGACCTTTACGATGAACTGGACCGTGAGATCGAGAAGGGTCTCCCGTGGTTCCTCCCGAAGTTGACCGAGTTGACCCATGGTCGCCGTTGGGGTGAGGTCTACGGTTGGGGTGCTGGTACTGGCATTGGAAAGACAGATGTCTTCACACAGCAGATTGCTTTCGATGTGACCGAGTTGAACCAGAAGGTCGGACTGATCTTCTTGGAGCAACAGCCTAAGGAAACCGCAGCACGCGTAGCTGGCAAGGTGAAGGGCAAGAGGTTCCATGTTCCCGATGCCAATTGGACCCGTGAGGAACGCCTCGGGGCCGTTAAGGAACTCGAGGGCAAGGTGTTCTTATACGATAGCTTTGGGGAGACCGCATGGGACGTTGTGGCAGCCAAGATCCGATACATGGCACACGCCGAGGAAGTCCGCATCTTCTATGTGGATCACCTGACAGCCATGGCGGATACCGCAGATGAGCGTGGTTCCCTCGAGCAAATCATGAAAGAGATGGCAGGGTTGGCTCAGGAGCTACGAGTCATCATTCATTTCATTTCGCACCTTAGCACTCCTGAGGGGAAATCCCACGAAGAAGGAGGTCATGTGTCCATCAAGCACTTCAAGGGCGCACGGGCAATCGGCTTCTGGAGCTTCTTTATGTTCGGACTCGAGCGAAATCAACAGGCTGAGGATGAAGAGGAACGCAGCACGACAACCCTTCGAGTACTGAAGGACCGCTATACGGGCCAAGCTACCGGCGCCCTGATTCGCCTTGGGTACGACAGGATCACTGGTCGGCTCTATGACAAGCAAAGTGACTTCACGCCTGAGGCTGACCCTGAGGCTTACACCTTTTAAAGAGAGAGAAATGATTAACGAACACGATATTGCGGACTTCCAAGACATTCCCGAGGAAGAGAACACGTCCCTACTGGCTGAGTTCCATTCGTCCACTTGCAACGGACCAGCACAGACGAAGATCGAGAAAGGTTACTTCAATGAGGCAGCCCTGTGTATCACGCAGGACAACCTTGGCTCCCGGTCCTTCGAGAACGACGAGGACATGGTGGTCCTTGACCGTCTCGCGCAGCACACGCTGTACATCATCCTGAAGGCTCGCTTCGAGGACCTCGCGGACCCTACCTAAGGAATCACATGGAATTCATTGCATACCCCAAGACCCCGCGACTGAAGCGCGACATCGTCATCACCGAGAAGATCGACGGCACGAACGCACAGATCGTTATCACCAAGACAACCATCGAAGACTTCGGTTCCTCGGACGTGACCGCACTGCAGCCGCTGGAGATAGCGCAAGGCTGTCTGACGCTGCGCGTCGGTTCCCGCAATCGCTGGATCACCCCGAACGCCAACGGCAAGCAGACGGACAACTTCGGCTTCGCACAGTGGTGCTTCGAGAACCAAGAAGAACTCTTCAAGCTCGGCGAAGGCCAGCACTTCGGTGAATGGTACGGCGCTGGTATCCAAAGCACCTACGGCCTCGATCACAAGCGCTTTGCCCTGTTCAACACGGCTCGTTGGGGGGCACACAACCCGAACACCCCTGCGTGCGTCGAAACGGTTCCTGTGCTCCTACAAGGCTCCATGGCAGATGTCGATGACGCCCTGCTCAGTCTCAAGGTACTCGGCTCGAAGGCTGTCCCCGGCTTCATGAAACCCGAGGGAATCATCGTGTACCACACGGCCTCGAAGCAGAACTTCAAGGTGCTGCTGGAAAACGACGATCAACCTAAGGGGCTGTAATGGATCTCCTTCAACTCATCGCCATCCTGCTTGGGTGCCTCGGGATCGTGGCGGCCTTCGTGGGCCTCATCCATTACTACGCTGACCTGCTGGACAAGGCCTTCAACGTCGACGAATACCTCGAAGACCCTGACATCAAGTAAGGAGCCTTATGGCTAATCCGTATGACGTCTCCCCTCGGGAAGCTTGGTTGGAGACGCAGTACAAGAGACTGAACGCTGAAGTGACATACATGAGGCAGATGAACGCCTCTCCTTCGTACTCACTCACCGAAGCTCCCGACACCCTCTTCATCCATCCCGCCCATCACACCCTTCAACTTGCCGCTTCCTGCCACATGGCGCGGGAGAACTACAGGATGCACGTCTATGCCCGCTCGAATGTACAGGAGTTCGGGGAAACATCCATCAAGTACTTCGTGAACGATATGGACGTTATGGAC